ATGTCACACCGATGACTTTCCCGTCGGTTCGTTTGTTTTCCCTTGCCACGCCCATTGTGTTGATTCGTTCCGCTTGGTAGCCGTTGAACTGGATGAACGATGTGATTGCCTTGGTCAATCCGTTTGCGGTCTTGTCGTCCCATTTTTTCTTCACGAAATAAGCTTCAGGAAATGAAGGATGTCTTTCGATGTCATTCGCCAGCTTCAGCGCTTCAAGTCGTTGTTTGTTTTGTTTGTTCATAGTTTAACATTCAATATGTATTCTTCATTTTCTTTCCATGCTTTGACTTGATATTCACCCTTTGGTAGTTGCATCCATGTTTCGCCAAATGTAGGAATGGTATCGGTGTAACCAATTATTTGAATGTAGTCGTATTGGTTCATTTGAATGTAACCGTAGGCATCGCATTTTTTTGATGCCTTGCACCCTATTAATATACTAATCAACAAGAGTAGTTTTAAAGTCTTCATTTTTTTTCAATAAAGTATTTGCAATAATTGTCACGCTTCAATTTATATTCAAGCTTTTCGAATAGCTTCAAATATCGGTAAACGCTTCGTTCACTGATTCCAAGATACCTTGACATTCCGTTCACGGTTCGCGGTTTGACTTCAAGTAATTGAATCAATTTTAATACTCGGTAGATTTTGTGTTGGTTCATGGCAATCCCTTGATTTCAATCCACAATGTCCCGGCAATTCCGATGACAAGACAACCAACCGCACCCCACCAACCGAATAAATAAATCGCAATCCACCAAATGACAATCGTAAGGATCATTGCTAAAATAAGTAAGTAATTCATATGTTAAAAATTAAAATGGACAATCTGGTTTCGGTGTAAATTCATTCGCTGGTGAACCTTCAGTCAAGATAAAATAACGACCAGAATGATTGTGTCCTTCGGTGTATTTCAATCCCTTGTGGTTCGCGTATTCTTTTACCCACTTCTTAAACTTTTGCGTTGAAAGGTCCTTGAATGAATTTGTTTCGGTTTGGAATTCCTGAAGCTTCGCTTGATTGTAGTGGTAAATGTCAAGTTCAAGATTCCCTTCGCGAACAAATTCGAAGAAGTCCTTGCAAGTCGATTGAATGAAGCGCTTCGTGTCGGCGTTGATTGATGTCGTCGCGGTCAATCCGTCGTTCAGGTATTTTTGAACGTTCGCAATCATGTAGTTGTCAAATCGTGACCAGTCATCGTGTGACCATGAATCAAACAACAAACGACCGTATTCCTTCAATGGCGAATGTTGCGCGTTGAAATACTGAAAAAATTCAAGTTCATGTCTTCGTCGGTCGTGACTTGATCCAGCGCCAGCGATGACATAGTTCGTCGTGATAACAATCTTCGGCGAACGCTCGAAAGGTATATAAATTTCGTCCTTGTTTTTTCGGTTGACGGTTATTCCTTGTGAAACCACGCTGAACAATTGTTCAAAGTCGAAGTTCTTTTTCACGTCGTCGAATGCGAGAATTTGCGTGTCAAGGTTCACACGTTGATAAACGAAATCATTCTTCAATGAATTGAATTGTTTTCCGTCCACGGTGACCAAATTCCTAAAATAATTGATTGCCGTCAACATTAGGGATTTTCCTGAACCGCCATTCGCGTTGTCATCGATTTCTTGATCGTTGAAAATAATCGCTTTTTGTTCGGTCTTGTCTTTGTAAGTGTGCATCAAATACCCAAGTGTCGTTTCAAGCGCTTCACTTCGCGTCTGGTCTTGATTAGACACCTTATAAATGAAATCTTGGAAATCGTTCTTGTGGTTGTCCATTTGAACGAAGTCCCGGTTCAAAATTTGATTTTCCCAAATGTAGCCGTTCACATCAATGTAACTTTTCAGCGTGACGTCCTTCTTCGTGATTGTGACCACGCCGTTCTTGAATGGAATGAACGATTCGGTCTTGTTGTCCTGAAGCATTTTGACATCAATCGAATCAATCATGTTCAGGAAATTTTCACTAAATAGATACGTCGAACGTGAGCAATAATTCCACACCGATATTTCACCACGCTTTTCAAGGTATTTCAAAACGAAATCTTTGATTTGTTCAACCGAAGACAATCGAACCTTGTTTTCATTGACCACTACAAAAGTAGGTGACAACGCCCGTTCTGGATAGTATTTGCCGAATCCATGTTTTGAAAGAAAAGCGCTATATTCATTCGGTTCGATTGAAATCTTTTCCCCGGTCTTCAGTTGTGTGATTGTCCAGAAAACATCTTGATTGTTTTCAACGTCACTTTTGATTTCCTCGATTTGTTCTTCATCAAGTCCCAGTGCTTCGGTTATGTCCTTCGTCGCGATCCCTTGACGGATTTTTATCTTTGCTTTCGTTAGCTTATCATTGTCTTCGAAATACTTTGTTTTGAATTCCGCGGTCCGATAAGCGCTTTTGATTGTGTTCGCCAGTTCCGCTTTCGTGAAATCACTTGACACGAATTGTTCAAGGTGGTATTCGGCAACGTCGCGTGTGATTCCGTATTCACAAAGACAAGCGGAAAACTTGAAAATGTAATTGTTCCGATTTCCTGAATTGAATTCACCACCGAAATCGAACTTCATGATTCGTTCAATTATTTTTGATTCGTCCACTAATCGACACACTGGTGGACGTTCAAGGAAAATGTGTCCACGTTCTTCGTCAATGGTTGTGAATTCGTCACAAAATTCGTTCATGTAAGCATCTGGATCATAAGATTCGAAACACACCCTTGACACGTTTTGACTGGACGTGTCGAAGTAATCGGAATTCAATTCAAGTTCAAGCGCTTTGAAGCGTCGCTTGTGTTCTTCTTTCGTTGACTTTGGAATCTTGACAACAACCTTCAGTCCTTTATTCGAAGGTGAAGTGAATACCATGAAGACAAACGGAAGTGATTTGAATCGTTTTTTGTCCTCGTTCATTGTTGCTTCGTCTGGATAGTCGTCGAAATCAAGAATGCAAAGACCTGAATGTTCTACAAGTCCGTTGTCGGTTCGTTGATTGAATGTTCCATTGAACATGATTGCAAGCAATGAATTCTTCAAGGACCGATAAGCTTCGGTTGATTCGTCCATTTCACGAAGTCGGTTGATTTTCGAAACAAGTTCAGGATAACCGTTCTTGATTCGATTGTAAACTTCGACCACGTTCATTGTGAACGGTGTTTCTTTTGCATTGAACAACGACCTGAAGACCGAAATGTTTGGAATCATGATAATATCACATAAAAAATGGGACGACCTTTCAACGCTGGCGCACGTTTACTTGGTCAATCCCATTAATAAAATTCTTTGTTAGTTGCGCCATGTCACAAAACTAAATAAAATTTCCATATATCAACACACCGCGACAAAATTATTTTTTTGTAACGCGTTTTGTAACGGCTATAAGTCAACACCACACTACGTTTAACACAAAGCGCGACAAAATTACAAAAGTTTTTACCCCCCCCCCTTAAAAATATCGCTTTTTTTTCTGGCAGGGTATATAAGAGAATTGTAACTTTGTCGCGCTGTAACGCAAAAAAGCGCCAGTTTCCCAGCGCTTTCCAACCAATTAAACAAAACTTTGTTATGAATGTGCGAATATAAGTGAAATATCCGTCTTTGTCAATGGTTTTTCAAATTCTTTCAAAACTTGTTTGGTAAACTTTCCGCGAATCGTTATTGAATCTTCAGTCGATTCGCAATCAAAGAATTGATTCTTCGGAATCCGACCTTCGTCCGTCACCAGTTCAGGCAATGGATGAATGGCGCGAAGGTATTCTTCGTCCAGTTGCGACCACCACCGTTCGTGTTCTTTCAATGCGTGAATCACACTGGAATGATCCCGGTTAAACATTTCACCGATTTCACGCAAGCAAAGACGTGAACGACAATGAAGGATGTGCATGAGATAGTAACGCTTGTAAACGATGTCGCGCTTTCGATTCGGTTTGTCAAGCTTGAATTCGGCAATAAGTTCTTTGATGTCTTCGTTCATTGTAGGTAGTTTTTTAATGCTTTCCAAAAGTCAAGCGGTTGATATAATTTGATTCCTTTTCCTGAAGAATGATATTCGTCCATGTCAAGATTCCATTTGATCCAGCTGATGTCTTTTTCTATTTGACTTTTACAATAATTTGCATCCATTCTTTCATTGACTTTTCGTTGAATTTGTTTTCCGGAATGTAATTTCAAATCATTCAAAATTTCAACAATAATGTAACATCGTTTTAATTGTGGTATTTTCATATTTTTTCAATTACAAAGTGTCCGTAAATGTGTGTTCCAAGCTTATTGAATTCGTTCATTTTCCAGTGACAAAGCGCTTTCGTTGGGAATTCGTAAGATTCGGACAAGCGCCCGTCGTAATAGTAAAGTAGTTTATACATTTCTCAAAAGTTTAATTTCACATATTTTCAAGTAAAGCTGGACGTCGAACGAACCACCTTTATCGTTCGTGAAGCTTTGACGCGACCACCACCGAACCATTGTCGGCAATGTCATTTGTTGTTTTGGTTTTGGTTTAGAATTTGTCTTCATTTGCTTGTTCGATTTGTTGTTGTTCCCAAGCGTGCCATTTCCAGCGTTCTTCGTCCGACATGAATTCATGAGCGTCGAATTCGAACGGTTCTTCAAGTATTTGTCTTTTGACTTCGCTTTCCAGTTCTTTCCATTGTTCTTCGTTCAGGATGTAATCGATTTCGATTTCACCAATGTGTTGTGTCGTCCAGACGTTTTCGAATTGAATGGTCACGTCAACGATGTCATGGTCAAGACATTTCACGTTGATGAAGTTGAATTCACCTTCACCGAATTTGTCAAAGTCGAATTCAAATGTGAATGATTCTTTGTTTTTGTCGAATGTTACTTTCATATTATGTAAATTAAATAAAGTGATAAAATAGTGCAAATGGTAATTAAGGCGGTGAACTTGACAAATTCACCAAGTTGCTTCAGGAATTCTTGTGCTTCAGGATCTAAGTTTTTCATTTTTGTTCGATTTGTAGTTTATCAATTAAGTTGCTCATGACACACCATTGTGTGATCACACGTTTCGTTCCTTCGTCATCACGACCGAAGGTATTAATCATATCATTCATGAATTCACGCGCTTCAAGTTCTTCGCGAAGAATGATTTCAATCATTTGTTCTTGGTTCATAATTCAGTTATTTTATAGGTTGATAAGTCGTTGATGTTGCTGGTTGCAATGTAAAGTTCCGCGAATACTTCAGCGCTTTCGATGTTCACGAATTCATCCACTTTTGTGAACAATTCGTTCTGGTCGTTGTCTTGAAATTCAATTTTAAATTTTTTCATTTTGTTTTTGTTTGGTTATTAATACCTTACAAAGATATAAAAAGTTTCATTCGTGCAAAACTTTTGACACAAAAATTTTAAGTTTTACACAAATTTAGAATGAATCTAAATAAGCAAAGCCAGAAAAGTTGTTGATTTGAGTTAAAACAAGTGTGTCAATCGAGCGATTTGACCGTGTTCCTTGTGGTGAATGAATCCTTCAATCGCCTTCGGTGCGTGTTGGTAGCCGTTGCGGTGATGCCATGAATCCGTTCCGGACGGTGAACGCAACGATTCAACCGTCACACCGATGTAATCTTTCGCGATCTTGTGATGAACGTGGTGTGTGTACACATAACGGTGTTTCGTTTGCGACCATTCAACCGGGAATTCTTGTGCCATTAACAACGGTAGGTCCTGAAGCTTCGCGCCGTCGCCGTGTGTCGTTCCGATTAAACTTGTCCCGTATTGAAACGCCTTTCGATGTGCGATTGAACAATCAAATGTGATGTTCGGACAATTCCGAAACCATGATTGAATCACGTCCGCAAGGAAAAAGCCGTTTGTGTAGTCGTGATTTGACGGATTGAAAGTGAAATGAACGTCCGCGATTGTGATAAGCTTTTCAAGGACATCGACGTAAAGCCGTTTCGCGTTTAAAAAATTTTCGTACCACATCCCGTCGGTGTCTTGTGGTGTTCCAGCGGTGGTTTGTCGCTTCGGCGTGTCAATGTGAAGGATGTCATTGCCACCGATGAAAAGAATCTTTTCAATCTGGAATCCACTTGACTTGTCAAGAATTCCTTGAACACCTTCGTGAACGCGTTTCACCGCGATTTGTTGGTTGTAATCTTCGCCAGTTTCAAAGGACGTCGACAGCTTTCCGATGTGAACGTCCGCTGGATCAATGATAAGTAAATGTCCTTCGGTTGATTGCGTTCTTTTGATTGCTGGATAAACTGGTGAATGGTCTTCGATTGCTTTGAGAATGTCAACCTTCAGGTTTTCAAGTTTATTCGATTCGTTATCTTCGAAGTTAGGATTCTTAAAAAACAAGCTGGTGTTCTTCGATTTCAACCAACCATGTTTGACGGTTTTCAAGTCAATGTCTTGGTCGTCACATTCGCGCTTGATTGCGCGGTATTGTTGAACCACATCGAATTCTTCGCGTGTGATTCTTGGTCGAAATTTATTCATAGATATTTGAAGAATAATTGAACGCGCGCAATGAAAGCGCTATTCAACACGAAGCGAAGAATGAAGCCGACCACGAACGCGATGAACACGATCCACCAATTCGTTCGGTATTTGACCACCTGAACCGCCTTCGCTGTTTTCCATTTTGTTTTTCCTTCAATTCGAAGTGTCTTCACGCGTTCTTTATATTCGATTCGTGTCTGGAATCGTGTCTTCGGAACGTACACATTGCGGAATGAAACGATTGTGTCCTTCGTCGTTATGAATTTTTCGTATATAATCGAATCATTTCGGATCACCGGGAATGAATCAATGGTTGTGATTCGAATCGTGTCGCTGTCTTGTGTCAATTTTGCGCCATGTTTTAGCGCTTTTCGGACGTGATATTGCGCTTTCCTTTCGGACGAACACGAAACGACGGCTAACGTGATTAAAATGGCGTAAATTATTCTCATAAATTCTTAAGCATTTCTATTAATCGTGGACATGGATAAACGTCGGACTTGTCACGACGAACGGAATTGTGTGTGAAGATTCCTTTTTCATTCTTCAGCGCGTTCAAATCGATGTCCCAAATTTCCGAACGGTAATCAAGCGGAATGTCATAAATTTCGCAAAGATATGTGACAAGCTTTCGCGTAGATTCGATTTGTGCGTCGGTATATTTACACCAAAACTTGTGACCTTTGAATGGTTGTTCCAGTTCAGTCACCATTGACGAAGGAACAACGCGGTTGACGTAGTTGTAAAATTTACCGTTCACTTGTTTTAACATTCCCCAGTTCGTCAATTCGATTCCGATTGATGTCTTGTTCAGGTCGCGGAATGGAACGTGATTTGATTTGAAGATTTCCGCACCGACACCCAAGTGCCACGCCCAGTTTTTCGAACTGAAGCATTGAACGATTTCGCCACGTTCACCAACCACGAACGCGGTCGCAATCTTTGACGAATTTGAATTCCAAAACTTCGCAACGCTTCGAGCGTCACCACCACCAGCGGTGTGATGAAGGTACACTTGTGACTTCGGATGTTCTTCAGCAATGAATTGTCCCGGTGACAATCGTTCCTGAATCAAGTTCAAATCGTTTACTTGAATTCGTCCCATTCTTTGTGTTTTGCGGTTATAAATTCTTTGAATGATTTCAAGACGTCCTTCTTTGTCACATCGAAATAAGATTCATTAATCGATTTCAATTCAACAAACACGCAAAAGAATGTAAACGCTTTGGTCAACACAAGGTCAACCGAAATAAACAAGCCAATCAAGTCGGCAAGCACATACATTTCAAGGAAAAAAACGGACACAATCGCACCAGCGTAAAGCAATGTTTTCGACACGGTTCGTTTGAATCCAGTTGACCGCAATGGATATTTCAATTTTTTACTTCGCCAGATACCGACAATAAGGTCAATCCAAATAAAAAAAATAGTTATTGCAACCATTCCCTTCACTGGCGCGAGAATAGATAAAAAAGAAACGCCAAGCAAAGTCAAGTTAGTTTTCATTGTTCATTTGATTGTCATGTAATTCACTGAAGATTTGATATAAATTGAAAAGAAAAATTGTCCAGCCGAAAAGAATCATGTGCAATGAATCACTATACCACAACGAAAAAGCGGTTGCAAAGCTTGCAACATAGTAAGCAATTCCAAGAAAACGAATGTGATCGTGATTAATCATTGCCAAAAGAATAATTGTCCATAGGTATTTGACACCAGTCTTCATTGTCGTATACATTCATCGCGATGTTCATTGTCCACCCTGCCGTCACGTCGTGCGAACGGTTGATGAATGGTTGCGTCGCCATTGTTCCCGTGACGTCAAGGAAATCTTCGAAGCGCCATTGCTTCAAGATGACATGAATGTCTTTGCAAATGGATAAACAATCGGAATGGATTTCGTTAATTTGACGGTATTCCTGAATGTTATATTTATCCGCGATTGAAATGATTGCGTTGACCTGAACACCGAAGTCGTTGATTTGTCCCGGTTGCAACGTGACAACCATTAAAGGATAGTCAATCGCATCGCGTGACACCGCGTCAAGAAAGTCACCTTGAAAGAAGCTGTTTATTTGACGATGTTCGGTCGCAATTATTTCGAATTCTTTCATCAACTGGTTTAGTGTCTTTTCCATTCTTCAGGTATTTGTTCAATTTTTCAATGTCTTTTTTGCTTGGTGTAAAGCGTTTATTCATACGATCCAGTTTAACGGCGAATAACCAGTGTTGTCCTTTGTTACTTTTTCATGACACATGGACGGCGAACCACAACAATCAATGTACTCAGGATAATTGTCGCCGTTGTCGTCCATTAAAAAACCGATTAAACGTTCTTTGTAGAATTGCGCGTCCTTCAATAGTTGGTCACGCAAAACGTAAGTGTCAGGGGTGTTGTTCGCGGAAATGTTTTCGTCGTTCACACGTCCGACCGATTTGTTCGTCAGCTTTTCGTTCAATAGTAACGCGCAACGGTAGTCAACGTAAGCAACCAAACAAGGCACGACGTAATCGTTCATCAATGTAAGGTAAGTCGGTGTCCAAGTGTTGTTTTGAACGCGTAACAATAGCGCTTTGTACAAAGGTGTTCCGAGCGCTGGTTGAACGTGGATGTCTTGACTTCGACGAATCGCAACCGCGAGAATCTTCGTGTCGGTGTTTTGGTGAATAAGACCTAATTTTTTTAGGTTTTCAACGGATAAAAGATAGTTCATATTATTGTGCAATTACAAGTTGTTGAATCCATTCGTGACGGCAAAACGGTGTCGTCGCGCCAGTGTCTGGATTTGTATACCAGCCACCACGGTAACGCCACACATTGCGGTCAACGCGAACTGAAATGTTGTCGATGTCTTTACGGGAATAACTTCGATTCAATTCGATAAGCTTCACGCAAAACGCGCGTGATTGCGTAATCGGATCAGGAACATTCGGACGCGTTCGGTAAGTGTAACGAACTTCGAACCTTGAAATCGGAATGTCAATGTTCTCAATTACGGACTTTCCCAGCGTGTTCACTTCACCCCCCTTGGTAAGTATTTCAAGTTCACGAAGTGATGCAATTCTTTTGGCAATGTCTTCGACTGAAGTGTTCAACGCCTTCGCGATTGCTTCGCTTGATTCACCGTCGGAAAGTAATTTCAAAACGTCCTTGTCCGCGCCCGTCAACGTAGCGGAAATTTCGCCAACCTTGTCGAATAGTTGCTTGCTTCGTGAAAATACTTGTTCGCTTGGTGTGTTCCATTCAATCGGTTCGGAATGTAACACGATGAAGTTTTCATTCGATTCACCGAATTGTTCGAACACCTTGATTTCGTCGGTGCTGAAGTTGTTGTTGTGACATGATTGAACAATCGGTGTCGGTGTCGGTGCTGGTGCTGGTGTCGGAACGTCCTTCGGCAATGGATCAACGTCACGAAGTTTAACTTGACCAATATACCCACCAAGTTCAAGCATCAAGTTCAACATCCATTCGATTCGTCTTTGCTTTGTGTTCACGTAAGTCGCTTTGAAAATGTTGAATAAATCACCGCTTTCCGCTGAATTGAACGAACCTTCAAGACGTACACCGAAAAGTTGCGGTGACGTGATCGCATGCGACACAAGAATGTTTTGTTGCACGCTTTTTTCAGTCGCCAAATATCTTTGGTCAAGATTGTTCCCGTTCAAGGACAACACTTCAGGTGCTTCGTCTTTGCCGTTTGAGAATGTCAAAATGATTTCACCAGCGTCTTCGACGGATTGCGAACGACCTTTGACATTGTCCTTCAGTCGATTCAATTCTTCGGTTGTTTCTGGATAGCCAGACGGGAAATTGATAAGCGTCCCGGATTTGAATCCGTTTTGCAATTCGTACATGTGAAATTTCGAAATGTCAACGTCGGTTTGAATTGCCGTGATTCCACCATAATAAGACGGCTTGGGATAAACACCTAATTCTTTTCGACCGCGAAGGTGCGGTTCTTTATAATATAGAATGAACGAACCAGTTCGGTTGTTCTTGTCGTAAGCTGGAAGGATTCGAAGGTTCGTTTTTTCTGGTGATTGATTCAACGCCAACCAGTCATCTGAAATAAAATAAGTCAATTCATCAACCGACGCGCGAATCATGTCAATCGGAATGTGTTCCCACATGACAACCTTCGTTTGTTCCTTGTTCCAAGTTCCCTTGATTGCAAAGCCACCGAACAATTCTTGGTCGAACGCCATTCGTTCAGCTATTTCGTTCATGTCGAAGTCGGACCATTTGTTGTCGATGAAAGGTTGAACCATTCCAGAAACGATTTCAACACCACCGCCAGCAATGTAGAATGTTTTATTTTTTATTATTCCTTGGTGGTAAGCTGAACCGTTGTAAAGGTCAATCAAGAAAAACGGGTAATCGTTCTTTTTTCCCCATTTCGTGAATCCGAGTGAGCGGTCTTTTTCTTCTTCAGGTTTGATAAATTCCTTTCGAAATGATAAGGACGTAATTTTGTTATTCATATATGTTGAAATAAATCGGTGAATCGTATTCGTAAGACGGTGAATCCGCTTCAATTACATGAGCGCGTCCAGTTTCGACAAGTCCTTGTGATTGCGCTGGATCAAGATTCGCTGGTGAAGATTGCTGGTATATATTATAAATGTAAAAGCCGTCGTAAATGAAAGTAACATCAACGCCGTCAATCAACACGAATTCATCGTATCGTGGAATTCCTTGTGAAATGTTCGTCAAGACACACGTTTGCGTGTTGAACGATTGTTCATGAATGAATTCAAATAAGTAATTCGGATTCGGAATTGTTGTCAGTTCCGTCACCGTCACCACCAGCGGTGTTGTTCCGTTTCTTTGTATTTTTAACATTCTCTTTTTTTACAAGGTTCGGTTTTTCAAATTCATAAATATCTAAAATTCCAAGCGACAAATACATTTCACCTTTGTCCGCTTCAATTTTGACGTATCGTCCAAGCGTTGGCGACCAACATTTGCAACCGATAAATTCTTTTTT